CAGCCGATGCGAAACAGATCAACTGGATCCTGATCCATACGTCTTGTGTTGTCTGCCGTGACAGGTATAGCTATATCAAGCTGTTTACTCCGGGAACCGATTCCAGGACCGCAGATGGCTATCTGTACCAGAACCGTAACTTTGGCGATCTGTTTCTGCTGGAGAAAAAAGTAGAAGGCTGCGCTATGAATGTGGCGGCCGGGGCGTAAGGAGGAGTTAAGATGAGAGCAGTTAAAGGAAACAAGGAGTACACGATTGACGAATCACAGCAGAAGTTTTACCAGGACGGCGGTTTTGATATCCTGGGGGACGATGGGAGTGTTGTGGCTTATGGACGTGGCAAGACAGTCACATATGATGAGTATGTGAAAGTCGTGAAGGAGATCGAACGCCTGCAGGGAGTAGCAGCTGAGCGGTATGAAGAATTAGAAGCCTTGAAAGCAGAAATCGCAGGACTCAAGGCTGCAAAACAGGAACAGAAGTCAGCAACAAAGAAAGCCGGTGAGTAGTATGGCTTACGAACCATATGTAACACCGGAATATTACTTTAACGAGTACCACGGTACAGTACTGAAGGAATGCGCTGAGATCAACCAGATTCTCCGGCAGGCCAGCCGCCACATTGATTCCCTGACCTACAACCGTATTGTGGGTCGGGGATTTTCTAACCTGACGGCCTTCCAGCAGGATGTCATCCAGGACGTGGTCTGCCAGCAGGCGGACTTTGAGTATGAGAACGTGGACGAGATTAACACCATCCTGCAGGGATACAGTATTAATGGAGTGTCGGCTCAGTTTGGCAGCTCCTGGAATCTATTCACGGATAAGGGCATTGCCATGAAACGTGATGTGTACGCGCTACTGTCCCAGACAGGCTTGTGCTGCCGGATAGCGAGGTGATGTTATGAGATATCCGTGTTTAGTACCTAAAAAGCTTTGCAAGGTAGATATACACGTTCATCTGGAGTCTGAAGACGTAAATAACCATGGCGAGCCGGAGCGGGTAATTGATCTGGATCTGAAATGTAACTTTCAGGACAGGGCAAAGACAATTCTGACCACGGAAAAGAAACTGATCCAGATCACCGGCACGGCCATGTTCCCGGGAGATATCGCACCGGACTTCCCAATACTCAGCGGTGGCACCGTGACTGTGTTCGGTCAGGAGCGTCAGATCGAGCAGGGAATGAAGGCCAGAAATCCAGACGGAACGGTTAACTATTGCCAGCTGGAGGTGATCTGATGCAGGTACAGTCATCGGTGAAGATGAATTTTCCGAGGATCAAGCAACTTACCCAGACAGCAGTCACCGCACTGGAAATGACGGCGGAGGCGCTGCATACAGAGGTAGTTCAGGCGCAGGTTATGCCATTTGACAGCGGTCACCTGGAAGAAGATGCAACCTTTGTAGACTATGGAGATTCCAGACATGGAAGGGTGAGGCTGGTTTCTAGTACGCCGTATGCCCGCCGGCTTTACTATCATCCGGAATATGATTACCAGACAGACGAGAATCCGTTTGCCGGTGGTGAGTGGTATGCGCCATGGCTGAAAGGCGGAAAACAGGAAGACTTTGCAAAGAACGCATTTAAACAGTTTTATAAGAGAGTAGGTGGTGTATGATGCTGACACTGGATAATATCCGGGGATATATTGCAAGCCTGGGAATTGCCGAGGACAGCAATGTCTATATCGGCAAGCTAAACAGTAAAAAAGAACGTTCCATCGGTGTATACCACCGAAAAGACAGCGGCCCTCCGGTGATGGCTCTGGGAGGCTACGAATACAGCAGTCATGATATCCGGCGAATCTCCCTGCTGATCCACTGGAATAAGAGCGTGCAGGCGTCAGAGCAGGCCGCCTATGAGTTATATGAGAAACTTAAAAATGGATCCAGCCTGTCCATAGGGGATACGCCCATTCACTGTATTATCCTTCAGGTACCCGAACCGGTTGATGTGGGGACAGATGACAAGGGCGTATACGAATATGTGATATGGCTGGATTTTGTATATGGAAAGTGAGGAACGATAAATGGCAGAAACTGCACGTGTATTTAAAGTATCTAATAATAAGTTCAAGTTTGGAACGAGGGGACTGGAAAGTGCGGACGCGGATATGATGATGCCGAAAGATTTGACCAATTTCGCGCCAACAATCGACAACACAACAGATGAGTGGTACGCCATGGATGCGGAAGGTTGGGCGAAAAGCGCAGTAGTCGGCAAGAAACTCAGCTTTTCCTTCCAGGGGAAGAGAAGTGTTGGCGATCCGGGAAATGACTATATAGCTGGTTTATTTATGGCTATGGGCAGCGATGCAATGACAAAGTTTGAATGGGAAATGGTATCTGGCGCAAAGCTGGCGTTTGACTGTGTTATTAATGTGACCACACCCGGAGGCGGAGACACCGCGGCACTTGATGCGTTGGAATTTGAAGTGGTCTGCTATGGCAAGCCAACTTTTACTCCGGCGAAACCGGCGAAATCAGCAGGATAAGGAGGATTAGAACATGGCAAAGATAATTGATATTACGGATAAGCTTACATTTGATGGCAACCCTTCCCTTAAAATCAGGGGGAAGGTACTGGAGGTCAACGCAGATGCCCCCACCATGCTGAAGGTCATGGGGCTGATGGGAAATGGTGATCCGGGGCCGAAGGAAATCGTGGATATGTACGAGATGATGTTCCCGGAGAAGTCCCAAAGAGAGATCGAGAAGATGAAGCTGAACTTCAACGATTTGGTCACGGTAGTAGAAGCGGCTGTTGGCTTAATTATTGATACTGATGGTGACAGCCGGGGGGAGCAGTGACCCGTACTACGATCTGTTTGAAGACTGGGATTTGATTATCTCCAGTTTCCTGTCGCAGTATGGGCTGAGAATAAGGACGAAAGAATTTGAGTCGGTCAGCTGGGATGAGTTTAAATCTCTTCTGGCCGGAATCGATCCGGAGACCGTGTTGGGGCGTATCGTGGCGATCCGATCAGAGACGGATAAAGATGTAATTAAGCATTTTACCACAGACCAGAAGCGGATTTACGATGAGTGGCATAAACGTCAGGCTGCACAGATGAGCCCGCAGGCATACGGCCAGCAGATGGAATATCTGGAGCGGCAGATGGCCTGGCTGTGTGGAGGGTAATGGGAGGCAGGTGATAGTATGGCAGCTGAGAGCGTCGGACAAATTGGTCTTGACCTTACAGTAAATGATCGAAGTTTCAAGAAGCAGATGGCCGGCATTCAGGGTATGGCAAAGAAAGCGGGCGCCGCCCTGGCTGCCGCATTTGCAGTTAAAAAGATTATAGATTTCGGGGCTTCCTGTATTGAACTGGGATCGGATCTTGCCGAGGTTCAGAACGTTGTTGACGTGACATTCCCCCGTATGTCGAAAAAGGTAGATGAGTTTGCCCGGAATGCGGCGGGATCCTTTGGCCTGTCCGAAACGATGGCAAAGAAGTTTACCGGCACGTTCGGAGCTATGGCAAAAGCCTTCGGATTCAACGAGCAGGCAGCCTACGAGATGTCTACGGCCCTTACCGGTCTGGCTGGAGACGTTGCGTCGTTCTACAACATCAGCCAGGACGAAGCATACACCAAAATGAAGGCGGTGTTCACCGGAGAAACTGAGGTCTTGAAAGATCTCGGAATTGTCATGACCCAGAATGCACTCGATGCTTATGCCATGGCAAACGGATACGGTAAAGTTACGGCCAAAATGACCGAGGCTGAAAAGGTAGCATTACGGTATCAGTTCGTGACAGATCAGCTGGCCCTGGCTTCCGGGGATTTTATCCGGACGAGTGACGGCTGGGCGAATCAGGTTCGTATCCTGCAACTTCAGTTTGACAGCTTAAAGGCGACGATCGGCCAAGGGCTCATCAATGTACTGACTCCTGTTATTAAGGTTATTAACCTCATAATCAGTAAACTGATGAGCCTGGCCAATGCTTTCAAGTCATTCACAGAGTTGATCACTGGCAAGAAATCCGGCGGAGGTG